GCAATGAAATGACAAGTTCCTGACTTTCCACCATCCAATCCAGAACCTCCTGTAACACCAGAGGCTAATGTTCCAGCAGTTGCTGTCCCAAGATTATTTCCTGTTCCTGACAGGGTTGCATTCTCTGCAAATGTCGTTGTTCCAGTTGCTCCTACAGTTATAGCTGGTGAAGCATCTGACCCCTGTATAACTAAGTCTCCACCAGCAGAAGGTTTAATAATCAAATTTGCCATAGTTTACTCCTTATTGTTTAAAATATTATTCTTCATATATCCATTCATTTACTGGTGGATTACTGCCAAGCACTGCCCCACATTCTAAGACCCCATCCCCAGTTATTTCTCTTACAGTAAGATCATTAATTATTTCAACATCTGTAGTTATTAATGTACCTAATACAAGATGACCAGATACTGTTATGTCTCCTGTCAGGGTATATGAATCATTGAGAAACAACTGCTCAGTCGAATATGTCCCAGAAAGATTCTGGGTTGTAGTCTTCTGCTGAATAGACCCATCAAATATTACTGCTCCATCAAACGTACCCCCACTTCTGGGGACTGAATCACTGACACTGAAGGTGTGGTTGGCCTCCAAGACAAGAATATCGTTTGGCGAAAGTGCAGCCAGACCAGTGATTGAATTTCCAGTAGTTGCCTGATAATCATTCCCAGATCCTCCTACAAGCAATACTCCATTAAGCCACACCCTTTCCCATCCCACTGTATAGTTAATGGCTCTGCTATCGTCTGAAGCAGTTACAGTGGTTTCATCACCACTTGCTGTGAATACATAAGTTTCACTTCTACCGGATCTTAGATCGTTTCCAATGTAGCTCATTTATCTCTTGCTCTGCTCATGTGTTACTCCTTATTCTGGTTTTGTGGGCCATGTTACACCTGTTAATTGTCCATTTTCATCTAATTCTGGTGAAGCAGTTGAGGGTAAATCCCTTAATGCTTTTCTATAATTCTTTTGCTCTTGAGTCATTGTTAAATCTGAATTTGCCCACCAATCGGTTTCTGCTAATAAAAAATTTCTCTCAAACCTAAATTTATTATCTACTGCTTCTTGAGTAAATCCTTTAAATACCCATTTATTGTCTTCCCATTTATGGGCTTTTGTTGGTGGTGCTGAATCAATTACAGTTGCTCCAGATGGGATAAAAACTCCCATAGCATATTCACCATTTTCTAATATTATATGTTCCATATTTTTTCCTTTATCACGAATAATCTATATTAGAATCCATCTCAAAAACTAACATATCTATATCTCTATAAGTACCGCTGGAATCTTCAGTCGTGTCTATCCGAATTGTATTGGTTCCTACGCCAACAGAAATTGCTCCAGCCCACGAAGGCGAATGTTCTGTTGGGCTACATACACCACTTCCATTAACTGATACTGTCCATTTTTCAACACCACGGTACCACATAGGTTGAGCACTATGTGACATTTGTAATGTACAATAATAATCTTTATTATTTTCAACTGTTACCCAATTTCCATCATCCCCTTTTCCCTGCCCATACGAATGACCGACAAATCTGCCTGGATTTATATTATTCCCAATAACCCCACTTTTCATTCCCTGATCTGTTCCAATTATTCCACTCATGGTTTCTCCTAAAATTCTTGGTCGATGAAGGTTACATAACAATCTATAGTTGCTGAGGCATCGGATGAAACTACTAATTCATCTGTTCCAGTAAGAACAATTTTATCATTCCAAACAAAAGTCCCTTTAGCAGTAATAGGATGTGCTGCCAGAAGAATAATCTCTGTTCCAGAGGCTTCAATATCAACAACCATATTAATTAATTCATCTGTATTACCTGCCTGTTCAGTAAAGATAACACTCAGCACAGTATAAATATGGTCTATGACACCATCAATTATTTTTACCCCTGAACTTGTTAGAGAATCTTTATATGCTCGTCTTAATACTTCTGTACCTGCTCCAGAACCTCCAGTTGTACTTGGGTTTGCCATATTAACCTCCTAATGTAAGTGCTTGATGTGTTGACGATTGCATAAATGCTCCTTTTTGTTTTATCTTAGTTGTTGTAGATGTTTCCACCCCATCATTGACTGCAAGCAATACTTCAGTTCCATCCTCTGATCTAAGTATCAACTTGTTGCCTGTTCCTGCTGCTGGTTTTATCTTGAAGTCTGCCATAACTTATTCTGGTTTAGGGTTGTCCGATTTTACTTTTGCCACTGCATCCTTCCAAGTTGTAGTGCCGTCTATCTCGTCATGGTATTGCATGTCTAACTGGTCACCTATTGAGGGATACTGCCTGTCTCTCTGGTACTGGTTTGCATCGTATTCTGCTTGGAGACGAGCTAATTCTGTATCAATAGCTGAATCAGATGGTGGTGTTTGACCACTTAAATATTCCATCACATCAGAACCTTCTGTTGTTCTTATTCCTCCTCCGACTAAACTTATAATTGCATCGACTTTTGTTGGCTTTCTCATTAGAATACCTCCCATAAAGACATTTTCATCCGATAAAACCACAATATTCTTCCATCTGCAATTTCATCAAAATATATATTATATGAAGCAGATGTTGCACCATTAATCGGAGTTATGATTTGGGCTATTGCATAGCCAGTTTGTGTTTGGGATAACCATACGTATCCAAACTCCTGGAAAACTTGAGGCCCAGCACTCTGATACCCTACACCACTATCTGCTTTTGTCCCAGTAGATGCTGCTTCTCCAGATAAATAGCCTTGTCCATAATTAGCACCAGTACTATTTGAATAGACACCAGCAATATGAAAGTGCATCCATATTCTTGATCCAGCAGTAAATGTACCTGTCGCAAGAGTCGTAATAAGATTTGTATCGTCAGCAATAGCATTAGCAGATTCCATATCAGATTCAGCTAAAAACCTCATATGCCCAGTAGGAAATGTTGTTACACCAGAAACATCTCCTGTTACTCCACTCTGAAGTGCCGATCCGTCAAATACTGTAGTTCCACCTACCGAAAGTGTTGCCATAATTTTACTCCTTTAAACTATACTTAGATTACCATTGATTGCCACTGTACCAGTGAAGTTGATTGGGCCAATTGCCATTGCACTATTACCAGCATCAATTGTTATGTTATCAGATATTGTGTCCTTACTCTGGAATATTGCCCCTGCATCCAATGTAGTCACAACTGCACCTCCAGCCTGATCCTGAATGATCACCTTATTTCCAGATGTTGCTTGTGGTTTTATTATTAGGTCTGGCATATGTTATCCTGCTATTTCCATTACAGTTATTGTTGATGCTAACCGTTCAGCCCACACATTATCAGCATCATTTGATGATCGGTTGACATATCCTGTAGCTCCGTTCCACATTTGAATTTTATAAGTTGTTGCTGATGTAGTAGACGGTGAATCTAAAAAATTATATGGATGAGCAAGAGTTTCGTAAACATTCCTTATTGAACCACCAGTGGTGGTACTCGTCTTAGAACCAGAGGAGTCACCTATGCAGATAGGTGTGCTCCCTCTAACTATTCTTGTCATTACATCACCATCCGTGGCTTGGCCTGTATAGGTAACTCCAAAAACCAATATCTTGTTAGATGTTGCTGTAGGTGTTATTGTCACAGACAAACCAGTTATATCATCCCAAGCAGCATTACCTGAAGAAGTCCAAGTATCTGTTTTGGTTGTACTAAGAACTTTCAAACAATGCCCAGTAGGGAAAGAGGTTGTAGTAGTTAAATTAAGTGCAGGACTACCCACAACAGCACTTCCAATCGTCCCTGTCATTCCAGTTAAACTCTGGTTAGGAGTCTGGGATAGAGTGGATGCCTCAATACTGCCTGATCCAGTTATCGTTCTGGAAGAACCATCATTAGTCATTGTTATGGCATTGCCATCATCTGAGATCTTAGACAGTACAAGATCATCACTTATCGTTACATCACCTGTAATTGTTACTCCATCGGCAAGCCTCATTGTGTGCTTGTCAATGAGTCCAGTGATGTCCATGTTCGTGGGCTGGTCAGTAAAGTTGATGTCATCCAACGTCACTGCACCCTGTGCAATGTCTGCACTTGAAAGAATTCTATTCTGTGGTGGTGGCCCTATATATGGCATATTAAGTAATTTCCAATACTGACATACAAACGTCTAGTGAATTAGTTGCTGAACTCTTAACTTTTATTAAGTCCCCAGTAACCATGTTGAGCTTCTGATCTCCCCCCACTAAAACCAAAACCGAGCCAGAGGGAATCGGTACTGAGGAGGCCAATGAGATATCGTCAGTTATATCATCCATTGTATCCGAAATAGCTACATCCACATCCACTGAACTCCCAGTCACATTGGTTATAGACAACCCGATAACTGTAGTTGTTGTATCTACTCCAACTTCATAACGTCCAGTTTGATCAGCCCCGGCACTACTGGCCCCAACCTGCCACCAGGTAGAGTCACTGGCTGCAATACCTACCGACTTAGATGTCTTCCTTAAAAACGTATTAGCCATAATTCTTCTTTAATATCAGTGCTATCCAAGAGCAATGCTCATTGCAACGCTAGCATTGTTTGCTTCTGTTTGAACTTGTGCTAAAGTAAGTCCTGTTGATGATGTAATTTCCCAAGCAGATCCATTATAAAACTTTAACTTATTGGCAGTGGAATCATATGCCAAGTCACCTTCTGCTATAGCATTACTGCCACCATCCGTATTAGGGCCAGCACCAGAATTTTCTGTAAAGTCACTTATCTGATACAGCTCTGCAAAATTATTTACAGAACTAATATTATTAGAACATGTCTCCATGTCATCTATTACTCCATCAGCACCTAATAAATCCATATCAGTAATAACTGCTGGAATAGCTAATAAGGCCATATCATCGGTAATGACTGTATCACCTAATATAGCCATGTCTGCTGTTACTGTGGCATTACCAAGTATCTTCAGATAACCATCTGTGGTATTAGCCATATCAGTAGTACCCAGTAATGCTAGGTGAGAAGTAGCACCTACTGACATTGCACTTGTTCCCAGACGGGTTATCTCAGTATCCCTTCCTGCTACTGTGGTAACATCTGCACCATTACTACCAAGACCTGCAACAGTAGTTACATTCCCATCTATAGTTGCAACCTTTGTAACATTTGCACTATTCCCAGCAACCACTCCAATATTTGTTTTTAATGGATCGGCAACAACAGTATTAATATTTGTTTGATGAGTGGAGGTAGGGGTAAGTTGTTCCCATGCTGGTGTATCAGAGTTGTACACCTTCATTACATTCACACCAGAACTTGTATCAAACCATAAGTCTCCGTCTGATACAGTTCCACCAGATGGTGCTGTCCCTGAAGATCCATGGAAAAGAGACTGGAAGGTAGCTAATGCAGCAACTGCTAAATCTTTTGCATCCTCAGCTAACCCCTGTGCTGTCTCAGCATTTGCTTCTGCTGTTTCAGCATTAGTCTCTGCTGTCTCAGCAGCATTTTTAGCAATAACTGCATCATCTTTTTCATCCTCAGCTAATCCTGCTTGCGTGGTAGCTGTAGCTGCAGAAGTTGCGGCAGCAGCAGACGGGGCATCCCAGCTAGATCCATTATAAAATCGAACCTCTGATGCAGTACTGTTGTAATAAACAGCTCCAACTGATAATGCATTATCATCATTATCTAAAGTTGGTTCATTTGGTGTGGTAAATGTACCAAGAAACCTATCATCAAAATTGTCAAACGTATTGTCAACTGCTAGCTTAGCAGCTTCTGCTAAATCCTTTGCATCAACAGCATCATCCTTTGCATCATCAGCATTAGATTCTGCCAGTTCAGCAGCAGTCTGTGCATCCTCAGCTTTTGCTGCATAATGAAGTGCTGAGTAGAGAGTTCCGTCAACTGTACTGTTCTCTGCCTTTGCAGCCCATTCCATTGCTGCTCCCTTAAGAGCAGTGTCTGTTATACCTGCACCTCCTATAGCCCAAGCCTTAGCCGAATGATCTGAAGTAGCACCACTTACACCACCATTTACCTTCTGGGCATAATCCTTGGCTGATCCACCAGTAGAAGCCTGTGTTCCATGAGCATATTCCTTAGAGGAAAAGAAGGTTCCATCTACTGTTCCACTTGATTCTACAGCCCATTCCTTAGATGCACCCTTAAGAGCAGTATCTGTTACACCATCACCACCTACTGCCCAGGCTTTTGAAGAATGATCTCCTGCTTCTCCACTAATTTCTCCATCAGTCTTCTGTGCATAATCTTTTGCAGAACCACCTGTACTTGCTGTTGTTCCTTGAGCATATTCTAATGCTGAATACAGGGTTGTATCTACTTCTGTTTCTTCATTAACTACTGTTGAACCCGTCAGTTGGGCAAATCTACCTGTAGTAACTACATGCAATGCCATTGTTGCGGCATTTTCAATAATATTTCGTGCTTCTGAAATAGCTAAATCAGCACTACCTGCACCAATATATACTGGAGACTTACTGCCACTCATAATTTATACCCTTTGTACCATTGACAAAATAACAGAACATGCTGTTGTTGAAGTCACCCTTATAATATCTCCCTTTAGTACAGGAGTACCTGCATCATTCAATGCATGTTGCAGAACCATCTTACCAGGCATGATATCTACTGAGGTATCTGCTGGTAATGGTATTGTATCTGCAATTTTAGTTATTAAATTTGTCGTGCCATTAGTCTTATAATCTAAAAGTTCAACAGTTAATGTCCCTGCACTTGAAGTTGTTGCTGCTACAAAGAAGCCAATTATAACTGAATCGGCTGCACCTGGAGTACCTGCTCCATCATTTGGTGCAGTAACTAATGTTGTAGCATCTACAATAGGTGTTGCAGTATTAGCAGCAACATTAAATGTATACCTTATATATCTTTCTGCCATATTAATCTCCTAATATCATTTGAGTTTTTCTTGCCACACGACTTATCATCGCCTCTAAATCCTTTGTACTACCCTGATCTATTATATCTGGGTCATCTAATGTAAGACGACCTGCCCCCAACACAATCTTTCCTCCTACCACAGTACCAAGAAGATTCCCGGAGGTATCCTTAATTGTTCCTTCAAGAACTACATTTTTTAATGTTTTATTTTGAAGAGTAGCTACATCATCTGTTGCAGGAATCCAATAACCAGATGCATCTTCACCATCATGTACACGAAGACTCCAAGGGAGTCCTGTAGTATTTGTCTGTACAGTTACTTCTGCCGCTTCACCTTCAAATGAAGCATGTTCCGTAGCAGTACCTCTCCTAAATTTAATAGCTACACCCATTATCTCCTCACAACTAATCTGTTAAAATTAATCCCACCTGTTATACTGGCTGGATTTAAAGGTTCAACCATATCGGCATCTTTAATCATTCCCATCTTCTTCTTTCTAAAGTACTCACTTTTTTCTACATTACGTAGATCATGTTCCTTAAGATATGCTCTTTCCAAAGTGCCGAATGTCAAGGTATCTACCCATACTGCATCAATAGCACAAGTAGTCTGGTAATTAGAATCATCTACAGAAAAAACATCATCACCTAATGATATTGTCTTATCTGTTTCATTTAATATGAGACTTTGATAAGCATCATCAGTAAGAGTAGTCCCTGTAACCCAACCATTAAGAGCAGTTGTTATATTTCTAGTTACTAAATTATCTGCATCACTATTATCAGTATAATTAAAAGGAACCTCATCACTCATTCTTGTTGGTCTTAATGTCCCGGCAAGCAATAAGGTTAAATCCTCCGTTGGAATAGGCCATACCCTTATTGTCTCTGATGATCTCTGATCTAAGACTAAATATTGTACCTTACCTGAAGTTGCTCTCCAATCTTCAATAGATGACCATAAAGGATTACCGAATATCTGGGTAATAGAAGACTCTCCATCTTTAATTACAAGTGGTAAAGTACCTTCAGAGTGCATTCTTTTCATCTCTGACGTAGTAACCACAGGCAACTCCCGTCCTGCTATAGATCCACCACTGATATCCATCAACCCAGTTGGAAGAGGAATCAGATATACAGTGGAACTAATAGCAACACTTGATTCTGCCACAGGTAATCTAATAGCCCTTATAAGATCAAGAAGAGAGTCATGAATATAATTATTTAACTCAGTCTTTGACCATCTTATAAAACCCGTATCCTGCAGAACATTTACTACTCGTGATCTAATATCGAGTAACTCTATCATGCAACTTCTACCTCTTTCATGTCAGCCTGTATCTGTTCCTGATTAAGAGTAGATTCTTTTGGGAATTTAAGAACCTGAACATTGTATCTGTTTGCATCATATCCTGTAAGAGGTGCACCCTCACTTGGTTGGATATAACGTCTCTCAACACAATTCATTAATATATCAAAATGCCCAGGAGGAATTGCACGCCTGGAATTCCTTGGGAATCTCAGTACCCAGTCACCATGTGTTACTGTTACCGGCCCCATTTGTGATGGGTCGTCACCATACCCAATAATTACACAACCCCAGCCTTCAGGAACCTCAAGATCCTTGCCAACTTCTGAAGCTACGTCCTGTCCAAATTGATGATGTACTGATACTGTTTTCTTACGACCTGAATCATACATTGGATTATTAAGTGTTGATCCATATTCGCCCGGTGCTATCATTCCGCCTGCTACTGCCATATTAACCTGTGTTTTATAAAGAAAAGGATTCGTCCAGACTTAGGAGGATCATCTCCACGTAGCCTGAAACTTAGACGAATTACATTATTTGATTCGTCCGGTGGGATAAAAATAGATTCTGGCTTTTGCTGAAAGGAATAAGGAACATCCGGCAGCTCTGTCCAGTTTAAATATAACTCATCTTCTTTAGCCTGATTAACCCTGCCAACACAAATCTTTACATTTATGCCCAGGAATGGTTCTGTCATAACAACAGAGATCCTCTCCGGCAGTGCCTTCGGATAAAGACGATGATCAAACCGAGCATTCGTAATAGGAAGTTCTTCATTAGTGAGACTATCAGATGTAATCTCCATAATAGAACTTTCAAACAACTGCTCAGCAACAGGGGCAGGTGGTTCCCACCCCTGAAACCCTTTAGGCATTCATACTCTTAAGTTAAGAGAGAACATCCACACTCGATCCTATAAAGCCAATCTTCGTTCAGGATCTGGCAAGCATACCAGCTTTTCCAGCCCACTGAACCAGACTGACCCAAAGGATCAGTTACTGCAGGTTGTGGCATCACAACCTTAGGTATTACTGCATCATAACCAGAGAGTGTTACACACCCCAGAGATTCTGCAGAAAATATAATTACAGGATAAACCTGAAACTTAGTCCCTGAATCGGTTAATACCATAGTAGTATTACCACCATGTGCAGCACCAGGAAACTGAACTGATCCTGCTACTCCATAATCCCCGACACCAGCATCCGCAACAGTACCTGCAGTCGAACCAAATGACGTTGTGGTTCCATGACCAGGTACATAAGCTGCAGCCTGTGTTAGTGCTATGTTCAAGTTTTTGTATTCAGTACCAGCCGGATCTTTTCCGATTGGTGCTGCTTGGGTTGTAAGAATAAAGCGAATCACACCTACTGCCCCAATTTCTCCCGGCAACATTTGCTGACCATTGTTACTGTACTTCTGATAAGGAATAAATCCGGGAAGCCCTTCAATATCCTTACGAAGATCAGTATGACCTACAGCAACATATGCTTCAGGTACTGGTTCAGTATTATATTTAGGAGATGGAGTCATCTGATTAGCAATTTTACGAGCCTCCTGATATTCCAGTGTACGCACTGCAACATCGAGAAGATTTGTATCTGCTGTTTGAGATGAAGCATTCACGCCAATAGTGTTGCCAAGTGTTTTCGCAACAGTCGCTCTTGTAGTACCTCCGGCATAAGTTGCCTGAGTACCAGAACGTGCGTGTAAATAGGTGAGAAAATCCATTAATTCTGCAGCCTGAATTGATTGTCGTTCAGTAATCTGCTGAATGATTGGATCTTGTGCTGCTGCTACAAGAACATCAGTTGTGGCAACGTATGAACCAAACTGGTTCAACTTTACCTTTATGATGGTTTGCAGCAAACTGTCGGCAGGAGGCTTTACGCCCTCAGCCAACGGAACCAACGGGAGACTAAACTTCTCAAACCGCTTCCAACGAACCTCAAGTCCGCCTTGTCGTTCCTTAGTTTCTTTCTGTGCAAAACGGGCAAATATCATGTTCCGCTTTGCAATTGACAGAAACTTTTTTTGTATTTTAATGGCCTCCGTTTCATCCAGAGAGCCATATTTCATGGTTCCTGCAACAGTTACCTGTCCAGTCGCACCTCTATTGGCGGCAGTCCCCACAGTTGTCCAATTTGTAGCCATTGTCTTGTCCTATTAAAGATTTAAAATTATAAGTAAGAGGACAAGATACTAAAAACTTAGCCGTCTATTGCATCAAATAATGCTTCGCCAGTTAAGCCTTGAGTCGGATCTGCTGTTGTGGATTGAGACTGGGAACCACCCATTAGTTGTGAAGCCTGATGTCTCCTAAGATCCTGTGGATCTTGACCTTGATACATCTGCCCACCACTTCCCTGAAGTTCCATATACATTCTAATAACCTGTACTTTTGCCTCATTATCACCCTGAGTCATAGCTGTCCTATACATTGAATCCTTATTAACCCAGTCTATAAAAGACTGGTCGTCCTCAATATTAGGCCAAACACCATGTCCAAGATGTCCGTCAAAATATGTCTGCCTTGATATTGAATCAAACTTCTTGTTCAATTCGCTAATAGGCTCATCATATTTTTCCTCAACAAATCGACTTACCTTGTCATCAAACGATTCTTGTTGTTGTGATTTGAATGATGCCATCTGCTTCTTTACAATCCGATCTGCAAGTCTTTCTGAAGTTCTCATTACTTCAGGGAAATCTTCGATCACTCGTAAATCATCTTCCGACAATTCATCCTCATCTTTACTCATCTGAGCCTGGGTATTTAGTTCGTTCTCACGTTCTATCACCGCAAGCCTAGCTCTCAGCTCTTGATTCTCGCTCTCTTTCTTCTGCTGTGCACTGTATGCACGATCAGCATGAGGTCGAATATCATCATAGCTTTTAGTAACTGCAGCTAATTTCTTTTTTAACTCAATTACTTCATCTGCCCCTGTGTTTGTTGGCTCTTGCTCAGGCATTTCTCCAACGGGAGGTGCTTCTAGCATAGGTCACTCATCATTATGGGTTAATGTCTCACGAATCAAACGATCAAGGTCAAGTACATTCTTGATTTCTTTGATCTCTCCAATGAGCATATTAAAGGAGGCTACATCCTTTTCGTCATAGAGGGGCTTCTCTGAGAGTCTATCCTCTTTCCGTTTAAGTCGAGCCAGTAAAATGTCAGAGAGCTGCTTCCACCTCGGGTCGTCCTGAAGACTGAGGAGGTAATCCAGCTTCTCCCTGTCCAGGCTGAGATTCTTGTTCTGCAGCCTGTAGTTGTTGCTGTTGTTCTTCTTCTTGAAGTCGAACATTTTCTTGTTCCGCTAATTGCATTTGTTCAAGCATTAGTATTGATGTATCCTTAAGCAGATCTTCCAAATCTTCTGTCACTAATTGGTCACCTTCTTTTATTTTAGCCAATCTCTCCTGTATCATCCCCTTACGAATATCTGCCGCTACTGCTTTCTTCTCATCAATTACTGCTTTTGTTTCATATATCTCTGCCTCCATCCTTGCAGCTTCCTGTTGTTGCTGCTCGGCCTGAGCTTGCATTTGCTGTCCTTCCTCAGCTAACTCCTGCTCAGATTTAATAAGTCCATCAATCTCTAACCCTAATCCTGCCTTTAAAGGTACTGCAAGTTTCTCAAAATTAAACCTTCCCCTCATCTCAGGCACTTGTCCAACAACCTGTATTAATTGAAGCACCTGTTGAATCGTAACTTCTTTTGCCATGAACGTATCAAAGCTCTTGGCAAGACAAAGGAAGTCACCTTTAATTCCAACGTCCTCTGAGTCTGCCATCAACCAATGATAGATAGCTTGGACATTTGCAGTGATCATGTTATTAAGTGACCGCACCACTCCTGAGGTAAGCTTATTAGCATTCTCATTCAGGATCTGCATTCCTGTTGCAGTCTTAGTCTGGTACTGTGCACCTGCTCCCATTCCAATAGGAACCTGGCCTGATGAAAGATCTGTATTACGTTCAATAATCTTAAGCAACTCTACCAGTCCATTAGTAACATCTGGTATAGTTATGGATTTAAAGGCATCATTAACACTCTCACCAGCCTTAAGCCGCCATATTTTACCAGCATACATCTGGTAAAAATCATCACTGTTAGCATCAAAGGCATTCGGGTTAAGTGCAACCATTGGAAGAGATGCCATTGTTTTTCCCTCTACGATCATGCCATAGACGAAATTCATCATATCCTGGTCATCACGAATGGCATCATATATACCACCACCCCAGATGCTGTCTTCCTGTTCCTGCCAATAACAAAAGTCATATGGCAACCGACCATCAAACGGATTCGGCATTGCACGCAAGACCTTAGAACCAAGGACTGTAATGACTACAGGCATATGAATTGGTTCACCTTCCTGCTTAGGAGGGATATCCATATAAGGTTCAATATCTTCCCTGCCTAATCCCTTATGCCAAAGCTCCAGTATCGTAAAATTCTTTGTCTGCTCTACACCCTGGTGGAATCTACGTGGTGATATCCCACCAGTATCAGCAGTTGTCTGGCCTTCACCTGTCTCAATACAGCTTTCAACCAACAATGGATCAATGGCTCCATTACTTTTAATAGCCATCATCCTCAGTTCCTGTGCAGACAGATACCTTCTTTGTATTACCCAGTCAAGATCTGACTTAGATGTTGCACCTGGAGACGGGAACATATCCCAGATTGATATCCACTCAATATGAGGAACCATTTCAGACTCTGCTGCCTCCTCTATCATCTCCAACATTGGATCTTGACGTATCGTATGATAAAGAGGATAGTCAACCTTCTTTAATACTATTGACTTGGTAACCCCTGTTCCATACAGGGTCATCTCATTAATAGCCTTACTTAATGTATCTTCATAAAACGTCTCATCAAGGATATCTCTAATTTTCTGCTCACAATTCTTTGCCCTGTTAGTGGCCTCATCATATGGTTCAGGTGCTTCAAGTAAATCTGGAGAAACGAATCGTGGTCTCCGGGATGGAGATAGTTTAAAAGGGATTTTGCCTTGCTGGAGAGTGGAAGATAAAAGTTTTGTCCTGGCTTCATGTACTTTTCTTTTGGTTAGATTAACATAGATACCACGCTCTTTCGCTACATCAACAGCTTTAGATGTAGTATCAGGGAACTCTCCCCTCATTGCGTGCCATCCTGATTCCCATATTTCTTCCCGTGTTTTGCGGTCTGAATCAGAAGCACCACGTTGATATAACTCTTGGACAATCAAACCAAGGGAGTCTGGTATCAATCCCTTATTTTCTTCTGTATCATCTGTTATATAGTGGTTACTCTCAGCTTTTATCTCTGCCATTAAGTTTTACTCTTTTTCTTTTTGGCCTTACGTTTAACTTTCTTTTTTGGTTTTTTTAATCTATAGTCCATAAATTATTTACCTGCTGATTCTTTTTTCTTTGCCTCTGCCCTCTTTTGCATCTCTTCTTCCATTTCCCTCTGAGTAAGACCATCCCATGAAAATCCTATATCTTCCTCAACTTCCATTACTGTAATATTTCCTGGAGCTGATTTCTTTTTAGCTTCTGCCATCTTTATCTCCTTATAAGGTTATATATATACTTAATCAAGAGTTTAAGTATTTATATATGGTTCGTCAACATAAAGAATTCTTTACTAACTCTTTACGTAAAACTCTGTTCGTTGGGATTTTGGGAGGGAGAACACAGGTGCTGGATCATGAGGATACATGTAGCACATATATGCAGCAATTGCAAGTGACATCACTCTATCGTCATGACATCCATGCTGTGCTGTTTCTTTACCATCTCTGTTAATAACAAATGTCTGAAGTTCATCAACTGTACCCTTAGAGAAAATCTCAATTTGCCTTTCTCTTATTAATCTACGCAACAAATCAAGTATTAACTTCCTTGTTTTTACGTTAGTATTGAACCCCAATCTTTTCTTCTGTCTCTGACCCCGTTCATCAAGGGCTTTTTCTATATACAGATTATCGTATGTATGTATTGATGACAGGAACTTAAGGGTTAATAGTCCATGATTGTTATTTTCAACTGCAACAAGGGCCATATTGTACCATGTACCGATTGTAGCAACGACCCAAGCTAGAAGATCCGGGTCTATCCTGGCTGACCATGTTGCACACTCTTCATAAGTCTCTGCATCCAAGACTGTAATAACTGAATAGTCTGAATCACCACTCTGGCTGAGGATACCTTCCGATACATCAACACCTATCCTGTATTCTCTCTCAACTTGTGGAGGATTAAACACAGACAATTCCCCGTCAGGATGCTTAGACATGAAATAACGCATCTTTTCAGCACCATTCTTATATATAAAGTCATTGACAGGCACTTCAAATTTCTTAGGTGGAGATTCTCTCTCTCTTTCGTCTGCATTAAACCACATCTGGGTTAGTATCACACTGTCGAATGCACTACGTCCCGAAGCCACAAACGCTTCTCTGGCAGTAGTTGGATATTCCTGGTGGAATACACTGAGATCACCCTGACATTCCGGGGATACTATCTTATTCCTCCTCCACTTTAAGTGTTCAGGACTGATCTTGAACTCCATCACACCATTAGGTGTGTTATATGAAACCTCTACACCAAGCAATCCCTTCTCCTCTTCTCCACCAAAGGTAGGGTTATCTCCAAGGGATTTTATAAAGCTCTCATCTTTCTTTTCTTCTTCACTTAATTCAGTTGAGTATTCATCAAATACAAACCAGGGGAAAAAGATAGGCTTTAGTCCAGAATCATCCTTCTCTGCACGCCACCACTCACGTTCAAAATAATTACCAACTCCCTTGGCTGTACTCTCCAGCCAGATCTCTGTCCCATACCCCTGCATCACACAGTTCATTAAACCAGTTGCATATTCCTTTGCCCTTCCACCCCAACGTGCCACCTCCGAGCAATGAAGCATATCAATACCTGCACCTACAACCTCTGATCCTTCAACTGTACTCATACCATACCTGGAGTTCAATCCCTTACCATCTACTGACCCCCATGTCAGTTCCTGTTTACCACTGTAATGAGACAATGGTTTAATAAAAGCCGGATAGTTCTGTTCCATGACCTTAGTCATCTGGAACATTTCTGAAGTTGTATTCTTGGAATGTGTACAGATATGTACAAGTTGGTTGAACATGGTAGCAGCACGTTTGAACATTCGTGCCTGAACGTAGGTAGAGATACCGAAACGTCTTGCCTTCAATACTATTATTCTTACATGGCCTACATCCTTCAGTTGCTGCTGTGCTACCCCATGAAGTATCTTCTGAACTGAATTCATTTCAAATGGAATCAGCTTCTTTGTACCCAGCTCCTGTATTTTTAAACAATACTGAAAATATGTTGAGTGATCCTGAAGCTTATCCATAAGCTCCTGCATCGCTTCTTTATTGGATTTTCCTGTCTCCATCTGCCTTCATAAACTCATTATATGGAATAGAACCCTTCCTTATATTACATTCCTTACAACAAACAGAAAGATTATCCGGGTCAATGATCTGTTCCCTGGTCTCTAATCTGGAGAGGGGATGTTTGTGGTCTAGCACCCAATCACCATTAACCTCCAATCTCTTCCCACATATATAACATGGAGCTGTATAGTGGTCTTTCTCTTTTGCCTTGAGCCAGCATTTAATATATGTAGTCCTATTGTAACCACCTTTCCGCATCCTGATCTTACCAGCAGCTTTGTTCCTATGAAAAGCTGCCCTATCCTTACAGTTGCGATTACAATACTTCTGTACTGTGTGGCTATGAATATTAGGAGTGTATTTTTGACCGCAATAGTCACAGATTTTGACCATAGATTCCTTCACATTTAATATATTAGTTATGAAGGAACTTGATCTAACTTACTTCCAGACCTCTTGTCCCATTTCTTACTTTAAGTAAGTCCCCATATAACGTGCAATGAGTATTGCATCAGATATGCCATGATCTTTTTTCCTAGTCAGTTTTATATTCGGATAAATTTGTCCGACTTTCTGGATGGATGAACCTTTCTCCTTAGGCATGTCTGCCAACATAACCTTCTTCCAGGTTGGGGGGCGTATCAAGATGTACGGCAAGCCCATGCCCACGCATAAGCCCCTCAGAAATCCGTAACTAGCCATATATCTGCCACTTGATACGATCCCCTGGTTCGGCATCGTCTGTGATTTCTCTATACCTACAGTTAAATCTACATAATACGGAGAGAACCTACGGAATATTTCCCTCAACCCCGGCTCATCCAACTCACGTTTCTTTGCTACCTCTATAACAGGCATGTCCTGGTAGTGTATAACCTGCAGATCCTTATCCAATACTGCCAATGCTCCAGAAAAACCCGGATCAATTCCCAAGTACATTATCCAATCCCCACAAATGTGCTAGTTCAGCCTGAATATCTCTCTCTTCTGATCTGTCAATCTGCCACTTTATATCACCCTCCACCTCAATCTTTGCTGCCTGATCTCCATACTTTGTTATTTTACCGCCATTCTTTAAATATCTCTCAACAGCAGCCTGCATCTCTACTCTCTCTTTAGTGTCTGCCTTAGTAAACTTAGCTTCTGTAACTATTCTCTCACCAAAGACAGGAGAACACCATGTAGCTTCAAACCTCTTTGCCTTTCTTTCTTTAGGCTGCTTGGGCATAAGCTTACGCTTAGCATCCCTACGTCTAACCTGTTCAACTGTCCAGCAATCCTTACTACAATATTTTTGCCTGGTAGTTTTCGGAATAAGAAACTTACTGCAGGTGTAACAGTTGATTGGATCAAGTTGAAGTTTTTTGCGTCTCGTCTTAGCTTTTTGAATTGTATGGTAATAAGAACATGCCTCCGAACAGAATACGTACCGATGAGGTGGCAACTTCTTCTTACAAACAAAACATGTCTTCATTGCTTCTCTTCTTCAACCATACTGAACATTGTACCTATACTATCGGCTATGTCCAAGAAATATGTATCGGCTTTTAACTTTTCCCTTTCTGCCGTAGCCTGAAGATCTGCATAAGGTATGCCAGTTTTCCAGGATGTAGCTGCCGATGCCAGCATAACAGCCAACGTATTCCTTGACTCCATTATCTGCTTCTGCTCAAACCTTATCTCCTTTTCTGTCTTCTTCTTTCTTGCCATCCTCCTCCTTTACAAGTTCTCCTTCAATTACATCCTCTATCTGAGGATTCATTTGTATATCAAGCTCCTTAAGTGCATCCTCAACCCTGAAGACATTCTCATTCCTCTGCTCTATATACTTATACTCATTAGGCATTGCCAGTGCAATCCTCTCACTCCTTATAATATCCATAACAGTCTTGGCCTTGGCTGCCAACAGATCTACCTCTGCCCTCTCATTAGACAGCAGCACCAACTCCTTTAACCTGTTTAATTCATCAAGATGCTGATCTGATATAGTAGCCCTGGAGTCTGCATACTTCCTGATCATACGAGTATGAACATCCGTCAAAGCATCCTCCCTCTTAGACGCATACTCCCAGTCACCTTCTCCCACATATTTCTGCAGGGTACTCCTCCATATACCATACTTCTCTACTATCTGTCCTCTGGTAAGGAGACCAGACTCAAAGTCAACCTTCATTGCTGCCTTCATAACAGCACGATGATGTGCCTGCTCAGCCCTTGAACCAGTAGTAACCTTAGTGCTATTCTTATTACCCTGCTTCTTGACCCTTACCCTGCTCCCTGCCTTGCCCATCATTCTCTTTTAAGTTAATAAAATTACAGTAGTGGATGGGGATATTAAAAAAATCCTCACCACTGGGAATGCGTTTAGTTTGAATTTGTTTGATGTATTTGTCTTTGAGGTGGACTCCGTTTACCAAGACTGCCCAACTACAATCGTTATTCAATACCCAGAATACCAATCTGTCAGACAGTCCCAGCAACTTCTTCTTCCTTGCTGGAATACGTACTGTACCCCAGTTGGGCCACTTGCCGGTAGCCCAGCAAGTCTTTATCTCTACTTCGTGGTGTTCATCAACTACAGCCTTGATGTCAGCTTGATAGTCTTCAGTGTCCGGCTTTAAACGTAATCCCCTGTTTTCAAGCCAGTCCCTTACTGCATCCTTTGCACGTTGATCAAACTTCCTGTATTGATCAATGTAAAATGTTATAAAACCCCCCGGAATCCTTCCATGAGTTCCTTGATTGGTACGTTGTCACGTTTGCTACTAGGTATTCCGTCATGCAAACGCCTTGCCTTATGAGAAGGTCTTACCTCCTTCTCTTCCATTTCTGCCACTAATCTAGCTGTTTCTTTCTCGTGAAGCTTAATGCGATCATCATTAAGCATACCACCATCACTACCCCAGTCAGGGAATCCTGATATAAATAATAAGAATGGTATCCATAGTAATAGTATCCAGGGACTCATAATGCCTCCTTTTTTAATTTCGGTTATCCATCCTTGATGCTATCCATTGATCTACTTCAGACTCAACCCATGCAACTGCTCCACTATTTCTACCCTTGCCAAAAGCATTAGGCTTTTTAGTGGGATCACTTAATCTTACACTTCTAGGGAATCCATCATATTTCATTGCCCTCCATAGTGCAGTGTTCTTTAACCCTGTACGTAACTTAACTTCAGGTTTCCGTATAAAACGATGTTTTGGGGTCGTCATGTTCCTCCTTATGGGTGTATAATTTTACTTGGTTACCTATATTATAAATCATTTTGCATATTAGTGTCAAGTAATTTTTTGCATAGCCTTTGTACAAAAAGGGTGGGGTCAAAAAAAGTGGGGGGCGTTATATTTATACCATGCTGTAGAAAAAGTGGGGGGGTATTGGGGAGACGGATGAGAGTAGGAGTCACATATATATATAGGTGCGGGCGGGCGGTTGCCCCTGGGGGGGGTTGCGTGGGACGGAAACCTTTTTATTTTGTCTCCAGATCTACCCCTTTTTTGCAAAACACTTCGTCACCAACTTTCGGGGTTTTTGTAAAAAAATGCTATACTGGAATCAGATGCCGAGAGGCTTTTCCCTCACGACATCAGGCACATACCCGCATTATGCGTGCGTATGTGTCGGGCAACTTCGCCCACACGAACACTCACACGAAAGGAACACGATGAGTGATACACTGAACGAAGTCCTGAAGACCCTTCGGGAAATCAAAGCCGACCAAGAGCTGATCATGGCTGAACTTGGCTTAGCGAAGCAAAC